TCAAACTCAGGTTGCATTGCTTCCATGATCTTATCAAAGATCTTCTTACCAAACTTATACAGAAAGACTTTACCTTCATTCTGTGGATTGGCCTTGTCCTGGACAACATAGATGTTGGCGTAGAAGGACAGTTTACGTTTCTGTTTACGTACAGTATCTTTATCACTCTCATTACCAGTGTTCCACAACTCACGGTTGAGTTCACCGATAGGATCTTTACCACCAATGGTACTCAGAGAGTTCTCAATATACCACCCACCAGGTCCCTGGAAGGCGTGAGAGAACAACTTCACCCATGGTAGATCTTCACCGTCTGGAGCGGGAAGGAATCTAATTACAGCATAACCGTTACCGGTCTTATCCATTTCTGGTTTCCAGATGCGTTCATCCGGGCCCCCACCTTTATTTTCCATCTTCTCGACTTCCTTCACCAGTTTGGAAGTCAGATTCCCAAGGGAACTTTGCTTTTTAAGGTCACTAAATGACATTTTTGCCTCGTATTAAATGTATTTGGTTTGTTCCCAGACTTTGGTAGGGGGTTCTGGGTCCCCCATAATATAACCCCTTTACGGGGTGTTGTCAAGTGATTTTTTCATGTTATCAATGATGTTAGTCATATTTGAAAACACGTATGTCAGATCTACATCAGGTGGAAACCCAAGTTGAACCGCAGAAGCCATGATATTATCTTTCATGTCTTTTGCTTGTGGGTCATCAGATAAACTCATTCTAGCATAAAGAATTTGTTGTTTCTTCAACAACTCTTCCAACATTTCAATGTGTTCAAGTTTATCCTGGTCATCCATTGATGCAAAGGTAAAAACTTTTGTGTAAATTTTTTCCTGTAGTTCAGCAATTCTTTTCATCTCTTGCTGAACCATTTCTGACTCGAAGAAACTCATTCGTCTTCCACAACTTCAGTTTCTGATGTTTCTGTAGGAGCATTTTTCCCTTCAATTTCTTCTAGAACTTCGATTGCACCGATAATTTTCAGATACATCTCTCTAGTAGTTCCAAGTCCTTGTTCTACTTCAATCCGTTGTCTCCGCAGGTTCTCAAGTGCGGTTGCATTGTCAAGAGCCATTGACTATTATCTCCTTTAAAATAGATTTGAATTTAAATACATCAATATGTATAAACGAATTATACTTATTGATTCTCATCGATAAGAATTTCCACACAGGGTCAGAAAGTTTCTTATCAAAATCATCTTTGAAACCTACTATTTTGTTTAGAATAACAAAGGTTTCAAGAGAAATATTCTTTCCCAAATATTCCTTTATGATTTGAGGGTGTCGAGTCCCTTCAATCTTAAACATACCATCAAAGTCTTTATCTGTAAAGACATTTTCTATCTCAGTCTTGAATGTATAGGATAACGATTGAATACGTTTCTTCCATTCAGTATAATTCTGTTCTCCGTTTCTGACAATCTCCCCAATCCAAAGAGACTGTGGGTCTGTACATGACACAAACGCAGACACGAAAAATTCAACAACTTGACTATCATCTTTCTGTCTACTCAACTTTTCAAAAAAGAACCGATCACGACGCTTATAAAAAGATTGTAGAGATGCTCTAGACTTACCACCATAACGATGGTAATCGAAATTTGCACGAGTGAAATGGTTCTTTAGTCCAAGGTATGTCTTATACGTATCATATGGCGTCACTTTAGGTATCATATAGGAAGTTTAGCATGAGATGTTTTCTTCAGCAGATTCAATTCCATTGCCTCTGCTTTCAATCGTTCCTTAAGAGGTTTTGAAATTAGTTTAGGAATAGATTCAATATCTAGACTATTCTTTTCACAAAAATATACAATTGCATCAACGTATTTCATTCCATTACCTTTCTTGACAATGGCTTCAATCTCTTCTGCAAAAGTTCGACTACTATAGAATTTCTTTTCTATAATTTTATCGACACTTAGTTCTTCAGGACTTTGCATATTCTCTGAGTTTAGATTCCACAAATTCGTGGATGTACTGGATAAGTAACTTAATATACTTGGACTTATCGTATTCTTCATAGACTTCTACCTCCCCATTTTCACAGGTCATAATGATTACAAATTTTTTAACGATGAGACCCTTCATCTCATACAACATACAAGCATATGCTGCGCACTGGACAAAGTAGTCCTCGATCCATTCTCTTTTCTTGGGTTTGGCTGATGTCTTGAAGTCGATAACCGACAACTCACCATCAAACTCTGCAATACAGTCAACAGAACCAGCAATACCTAGTTCAGTACTGTATAATGCGGTCTCTTGACACAGAATATTATCAATCCTATTCAAGTCAGGTTTGGCCTGTTTGAATAGGAACTGAGACAAAGGAAGAACATCAGAGAAATTATCTGAGTTGTTCAGATACTCCTCAATCAATGTATGTGCATCAGTACCACGATGGGTAGCCTTACGAGTAATGTTGTTGGCTTCTTGTTCACCAACCTTTGCTCTCCACTTTTTAAACTTGTCTTTGTTTCTCCAACTAATCACCGAAGTGATAGATGGCATTCTTACAAGTTCTTCAGTTCCAAATACTTTATAGTAACGAACTCCGTCAATACTCTCTCGTTCAATAGGAACGAAAGGAACATCCTGATGATTAAACATTACATACCAAGTTCAAGTTTAGCAATGATGTACTCCTTCACGAGACCACTTCTGCAGATATCCTCTGCGTTAAACTCAATTGTATCAAAGGATGGCATGTTCGTCAAGATTCTCATGAAGTCTGCGATACCATTCCGTTCGTTCTGTCTGGTAAGGTCAGACTGAGTTGCATCACCACAGAACATAATCTTAGAGTGCTCACCAATACGAGTAATCATTGAGTCCAGTTCATGGAAGTTCAGGTTCTGAAACTCATCAACAATTATAATTGTCTTGTTCAGTGTCGTACCACGAATGAATGACGTGGACCAGAAAGAGATAGTACCTTGTGCCTTCAGATTGTTGTACAACATTTCAAATGATGCATCATCAGGCATCTCAAACATATACTTCACCATATTCTTATATGGTATCTGATACAGAGATGACTTATCCTCATGGTCGCCGGGAAGGAAACCAATCTCTCTAGTAGGTACAAGGGACCTGACGATGTAAATCTTCTCGTAGGGTGACCTAGGGTCTAGAACGTCCAGAAGAGCGTTGTAGAGGGTGATAAAGGTCTTACCTGTACCAGCACAACCGTAGGCAACAAGGTTCTGTTGACTCTTATACTTTTCAAAGAACAGTCGTTGGTTCTCTGTAATTGGTTCCACCTTCTTGATATAATCAAGATTGATAGGTTTCTTCCTCTTCATTGTCTTGTTGCTCATACCAAATGGTACTGGGTTGGTGTTACCAATACCTGCTTTCTTTTTTACAGCCATATGATGTTAATCGTAATGTTTTAGGGTACTACCGGGTTGTTGCTTAGCCTTTGTTATTACATCCTTCCACCCAGGATGTTTAGTATAGATTTTATTCAGGGGGTCACCCATTTCAATACCTAAACATGGAGCATTATCTGGAGTGTAATACCTTGACCAGTCTGGATTGTCTTCACACCACTGAGACCAGTCGTGAACACTCATCTGTATTTCTTTAGTCTCACCAGTGTCTTTGTGTTTGACGGGATACGTTGCCAAAATTACCTCCATAATGTTTGTGTTGATATTTATTACCACTCCAGAGCTTCTGAAATGATAGGAAATTGTTCTACAAAAATCTTCTTACATGAATTTGCAATGTCCATGTGTTCTTTCTGTGTACCATGTGCAGAACGAAGTTCGATATAATGAATCCAGCTCCGCAGACTGCCAGTCATATACATTCTGGTTGGTGTTGCAAGCGGCAATACAAAGCGAGCACATTCCTTTGCGACACCAACTTCCAACATCTGTTTATAAAGATTAGACGCAGAACTGAATAGAGTGATCATCTGACGGTTGATTTTATCGACCACCTCAGGGTCAAGGTCATCAATACTATTCTGACGATTCTTATCATCCTGACGACGGAGTTCAGGAAGTTCAATCTCAGAGTTCAAAAGATTAGTACTTGCATATCTTTGTGAAAACTCCTGGAAGGTGAAACTTCTATGACGCAATACCTGAGCTGCAATACCTCTCGTAGTCTCAATCTCCATAGACATAAATGCCTGTTCAAAGATAGACCAATGTTGATGTTTGATACAATACTTCAGAAGACCTGCGAACTTCTCACTGTCCTGATTGTTTGGATTACTTACACGAGCACAATATGCAATGTGTTGTTCTGCGTCAGGTGTTACTGAGATTAGTTTGGCTTGATTCATCTTTGGGTTTAGACTTTAGTTGTTTACGTTCTTGTTTAACTCTTTCGACATAGAGTCTGTCACCTTCACTAAAAAGTTCAGGATGTTTGAGGATGTACTTGATTGCTTTTTTTGTTTTCATAATTGAAATATGTATTGAAATAAGAAACTATTCCATTACTTAATTGGTTACCTTGTGAAACCCAGGTATCTACACATTCATAAATGTCTTGGGTACTATATGACTCTTCTTCTATCTTGGTTCTTCCATACTTATTTAACAGGATACCAAGACACTGCTGACGAAGTACCATTCGGTCTTCAGAGTATCTCCAATCATCATTCATCATCTTCAAATACCTCATCGTAATCTGCAAGGGGAGGAAGTGTTTCCTCAAGTTTTTCTGTGTAAGATTTAACATCAGAATAGACTTCTGATTCTAATGCATCAACTAAGAGTCTAAGATTTCTTGTGATAAGTTTAAGTTTATCTTTTTCCATAAAAAAAGGGAGACTTGTGTCTCCCTAGTCTATCAGATAATTCAACCTGTGACAAGTGTCACTTATTGTAAGTACGACCACGGTAACAAAATGTACCATGGGTTTCACTTGACTTCACACAACGGGTATCATACTCAACACCACGATATGTGGTGTGTGTAATTTGTGCGTCGTGAAGAGCAGATGCTTTGTTGATCTGCTTCTTGATCATTTGAAGTGTGTTCATGAGTTGACTCCTAAAGTAGTTGGATTTTTAAGTCCGTTCCTTTAGTCGTTTGCGTCCCAATACCACTCACATTCTGGTGACGAATCCTTAAGGGTCTCAACCAACTCAACCTTAAGCTGATTGCTAAGGTTAGTATTGTTCTCAATCCTCAGCATAATAGCATCAGTTTGAGTACAAGTGAGTGTTGTATAGAATAATAGTTCTAGCATGGGATGAACGCTCCGTTCCGCGACTTACTTGCGTCCCCTCAATGGGGATGAACGATAGGTCTATTGTAGACCAGTATCTCTATTTAGTCAAGGGCACCGTATTCTTCACCTTCCTTAATCAGTTCAGAGACATAATCTTCCGTCCCATCGATGGTCTTAACCGCAAACAAATTAGACTTCTGATATTTTTTTATCTTCTTATACTGTTTAAGAAGAGCCTGGACTTGATCGGAGTCCATGTCCAGTCCTTCAAACTTAATATCAAAACCGTTACTCATTTTTTCTTCTTCTCTTTTTCTTTTGGAGGAGGATTGCCCCACAGTTTAGGACTGATTCTTCCTTGGGCCTGAGTGATATTCTTAAAGTCACTACGATAGTTGTCCCAATAGTGATCAAAGATATCAACTTGTTTTGTAGCAACTACAATATCAAAACGAGTATTTCCATCTTGAAGATACTCAATTAGATATGCACTAGTAGGTAGACTTTTATCTTGTGCTAGTGTTGGATCACAATCAGTATGAATAAATTTTATCTTATCACTCAAGACCTACCTCCCCATTGAATATCTGGGTATGCAGATTCAACTACTCCCTTATTGATTTTATATTGACTCTCCAGAAGTTTATCCTTCACAAGACAAAGAAGATTTGCTTCTGTTGGATGAAGAACCTCAAGAATCTGAATGAACATAGACTCTCTACGAGTTTTAGAGAGACTGTCATTGCCACCCTTTACAAAATGATAAAGGTTTCTATGTTCTTTACGAAGAGAACTATGATCTGTTCCGACAGGAACATCATTCTTCTCGAAAGGAACTTCACCTTCTGGAAGCATAGACACTACAGTGTCATCAAAATTCCAAATCAAAAGTGCAGTTACTGCGTCACAACGATATTCTTTCAGTGCTTCTACCTTTTTTGCTACGGTTCTTTGTGTAGAAACGTATTCAAAAATTTCATGAATGAATGGATTAGGTGGAAGTTTCTTTGGTGTAGTAACTTTTTTTGTTGATGTAGCCATAGTTATTAATAATTTTATTCAGTGTACAGTATTTATTTTATGGTGTCAATGTTCTTCAGTACCAAAATCTTCTGGAGTATTGTCGAACCTTACTGCAAGAATGTCGTCTGCAATGATCTGCCCATTCTCATCAAACATTTCTGGGTGAGTTGGAATATATGTAGAGTTCCTTTCGATAACGTATTCTTTAAGTAAGTAACCTATTAAACCACCAACCAGTAAAAATATTACTGAAATAATTGTGGATAGGGTCAATGTAACTGCCAACATTTTAATCCTCCGTTTTCCTTATATCAAAGGAGATATCTAAGAAAAAATGAAACTTCCTTTTGAAGAAATGTATCATCTTTTCAAACTTAACTTGAAAAGTTTTTAGTTGTTCCCTCCTGTTTTTATTTCTAAGAAGAAGGTCAAATCCCCGATTCATTTTCGGAGATGACTCATCGTTATTTAGAGGTTCTTCCTTTCCTTCCTGATCTTTTGTCATTCATATACCTACCTGCATCATTAATGATACTCTCAAGATAATTTTTTATTTTACGGGCCTCTGGTTTACCAAGGTGACCATAACCCTCTCGCAATTGTTTATGAGTCTCATCACTACCACCTTCTAGGTAACCTTCGAGATCTAATATAAGAGATTTTATCTCTGCTGCAGTACAACTCATTAAGAACTCTTCTACAGTAGTTCTGGTAGATTTATTACTCTTCAGATACTCATACATATCCAACATAAACTTACCTTGAAAGGCATAGTCTATCGTATGTTCAACAGTATCGTAGAGATCTAAATCCATCAAACCAAATTATTTTCTCTCAGGTATTTAACAGTTTCTGTGCATCCGCCAAGGTTTTTACCATCTACAGTGATCTGTGGGAAGGTAGAACCCTCTCCAAACTCAGTATAAAATCCATCCTTGTCAAAGTCTCTACCCAATTTATATTCAACGTACCGTTGTTCCGCTAACTGTAATGCCCCTATTACCTTACTGCAATATGGACATCCAATTTTAGTGTAGACTGCGAAATTATTTGTCGTCATAGTAGTATCAAGAATGGAATTGATAGAAGTAAAATTGAAATAACAACACCCCCTACTATGCTAATAAGCAGGGGGTGTATACTGAAAGGTTCTTCAGACATGATCATTCATACATTTTTTGATGTTTGCAAAGTCATTATATAATAAAAAAGCACTCCCGTCAAGGAGTGCTGTGACACTTAACACGTTGTCTTTGATGTGTTAAAGATATGAGATTTTTTTTAACACATCGTGGGAAGTGGTTTAATCCTTGTAAAGGTCTTCTAGTTTTTCTCTAGACAGATCTACATACATCAACTCCTCACCTTCTCCAGGTGCCTCTGGATGTTTCCGTTTGAGTTTAGGTGGTTCAGGTTTCATGTTTAAAGACATGATGTTAGACCACATCATTGCAAATGCAGCACCTCCAATAAGGGAGAAACATACTCCATAAACAAAGAGAAGATAGTGGTTCATTTTAGTTAGTTGTTGTTTTTACAGTATAGACCATAGTAATATATGTTATTGTGATTGTTCTGACCCATTCTATAGGGAAACAATTCTTCTGCTCTATCTTTTATTTCTGATT